AAGATGGCAGCAAGTATTAAGGCTTGGTGCGACATCTATAAGCCTCGCTTGGTCTGCTTTGACAAGTACGCAACCCAGACGATTGCAGATCGCTTAGCCAATTCTGGAGTAGTGGTCGAAGATGTCTCAGGGCAACAGTTCTACAAAGCCTGTGGAGACCTTTTAGAAGGCTTGGTTAATCATCGAGTCGTTCACAATGGACAGGCTGAGTTTATCCAGCAGATGAATAACTGCGCAGCTAAGGTTAATGACTCGGCTTGGCGTATTATTAAGCGCAAATCAGCGGGAGACATCTCAGCCCCTATTGGTATCGCCATGGCTGTATCTAAGTTAATGATCCCTCAGCCTAAGCCACAGATTTATACTTAGACACGCCCTAGCATGTTGTCTAATTACTTGACAAATGCTACACTTTATGACTATGGGTCTATTCCGCAAAACTGAAGCAATCTCTGAAGATAAGCGTTCATCGCTTTTAGCGCAATACGCCCCTACTATTATGGGAGAGAATCTTAACTCCCTTTATAACTACATCATGCCTAAGGTGCAACGCCACGAAGCGATGTCTGTGCCTTCTGTAGCTCGATGCCGTAACTTGCTTTCAGGAGTGGTTGCAGACTTGCCACTTAACCTGTATCGCAAGTCCTCAGGTGAAGAGCTAGGCAACCCGATCTGGGTAGATCAGCCAGCAATCAACCAGCCGCGATCAGTAACAATGGCGTGGACTGTTGATAGCCTTCTCATGTATGGCGTTGCTTATTGGCAGGTTACAGAAGTCTATGCAGAAGATGGTCGTCCTTCTCGCTTTAAGTGGATTCCAAATGTCAAGGTTACATTTGAGACTGATCTCTATGGCATGGAGATTACTCAGTACTACATCGATGCAGTTGCAGTACCAATGCAAGGACTTGGATCTATTGTTACATTCCAAGCGTTCGATGAAGGTATCTTAGAGCGCGGATCTGAAACAATCAGAGCTGCAATTGATTTACGCAAGGCAGCAGTTGTAGCAGCCAGTACGCCTATGCCCAGCGGAGTGTTACGGAACAACGGAGCTGACCTAGATCCTAAAGAGGTTGCAGGATTACTTGCTGCATGGAAGAACGCTCGCAACAATCGTTCTACTGCTTACCTAACATCTACTCTTGAGTACCAACCAACATCATTCTCACCTAAGGACATGATGTATGACGAGGCGCAGCAATTCCTAGCAACAGAGATTGCTCGCCTTTGCAACATCCCTGCTTACATGGTTTCAGCAGAAGCTAACAACTCTATGACATACGCAAATGTGCTAGATGAGCGCAAGCAATTCTACGCACTATCTGTTGCACCTTATGTAAATGCTATTCAGGATCGCTTGTCGATGGATGACATTACCGCTCGCGGTAATGCTGTCCGCTTTGATGTTGATTCATCATTCTTAGCAACTGAACCAATGGAGCGTTTGCTAGTAATTGAAAAGATGCTATCTCTAGGCTTGATCACAGTCGAGCAAGCGATGGAAATGGAAAACCTAACACCTAACGGAAATGAGGGGATCGCTTAATGGACAAGCAGATCTTAACCTTCTCATCTGAGCTAACAGCCAATGTAGAAGAGCGCACCATCTCTGGCAAGATTGTGCCAGCAGGTACAGGCGAGGTAGGAAATACCTCAGCAGGTAAGGTTGTCTTTGAGAAGGGCGCAATTGCACTTCCAGAAGATCCTAAGTCAATCAAGCTACTTAATCAGCATGACATGCGCCAACCTTTAGGAAAGGCGACAAATTTTACAGTTGATGACATTGGAAACATTTTTGCGAGCTTCAAGATTAGCCGCAGCAATCGTGGTACAGAAGCCCTGATCCTTGCAGAAGAAGGATTGCAATCAGGGTTGTCAGTAGGCGTAGAAGTTTTACAATCTAAAAACAAGGGTGGCGTGATGGTCGTATCATCTGCCAAACTCTTTGAGGTTTCATTGGTAACCGAGCCAGCTTTCAAGTCGGCACAGGTTCTCGATGTAGCAGCTGAGGAAGTTGAAGCTGCAACAAGCACAAGCACCAAGACAACAACAATCAACACTACAATCGTAGAAGTTGAAACCGAAACAGAAAGCGAGACAGCTGTGGAGAATACTCCAGAGACAGTTGCAGCACCAGCAGTAGAAGCAGCAGCGGTTGAAGCTGCTCGTCCTGTTGTTACAGCAACTACACATGTGCGCGAGCGCATCGCACCTATCACAGGCGCACAGTACCTAGAAGCAAACATCAAGGCAGCACTTGGTGATGATGAAGCTCGCCGCGTAGTTCGCGCAGCAGATGACTCAACATCAACAAACACAGGTTTGACTCTTCCAGGTCACCTAAACACATTCATCACAGACACCTTCACAGGTCGTCCAGCATTTGAGGCAGTAACACGCGCAGCACTAGTTGAGTCAGGCATGAGCTTCACAGTTCCACGCCTTTACACAAACGATGCAGGTGCACCAGATACAGCACCAACAGTTGCAGACACAAATGAAGGTGCAGCACCATCTGAGACAGGCATGACATCAGCTTATGACACAGTTTCAGTCGAGAAGTTCAGCGGCTTGCAGCGTGTGAGTTTCGAGTTGGTGGATCGCTCGTCTCCAGCGTTCATGGAGCTAATGATGGCTGAACTACGCAAAGCATACGAGAAGGCAACAGATGCTGCTCTTATCGCTAAGTTCATCTCAGCAGGAACAACTGCAACAGGTGTAGCAGCAACAGCAGCTGGATTGCAGTCATTCGTGTCTGTAGAAGGCGCAGCAGCATACAAGGGAACTGGCGGAGATTTCGCTAACAAGCTTGTAGCATCAACAGACCAATGGGCAGCGATCACAGGATACGCTGACACAACAGGTCGCCCACTTTACTCAGCACAGGGTGCAACATACAACGCAGCAGGAAACGCAGTAGCGACATCTGTAGTCGGTGGCGTACTTGGTACAGATCTAATCGTGGATCACAACATCTCAGCATCAGGCATCGTTGACAACTCAGCGTTCTTGATCGCACCATCATCTGTGTATGCGTGGGAGTCTCCAACAACACAACTTCGCGTAAATGTTCTAACATCAGGCGAAATCGAGATCAACCTTTACGGATACCTAGCACTCTATGTTGCTAAGTCTGGCAAGGGTGTTCGTAAGTTCAACCTAACTTAATCAACATAGGTAACTAAGTACGCTCTGAGGGGTAGTAGCCCTCTACCCCTCAGAGTCTTTAGAAAGGACAAGGAATGGCACTAACTACAGTCTCAGAGCTCCGATCAACACTCGGAGTCGGTACGCTGTACCCAGATGCCACCTTGCAAGAAGTCTGTGATGCAACAGATGCAGTCCTTCTGCCAATGCTCTGGACTAATGTTGTCTATAACATTGCACATAGCAACACAGCAACAACAGGAACACTTTACTTTGAGGACAAGGTAGAGAAGGTCTTTTATGTAGGTCAGACTGTGAACATCGCTGGAAACGGCTCGAAGTTCAACGGCTCAAAGACTCTAACTGGCGTAGGCGATTACAACATCACTTTTAACATTACAGGCAACAACAACACTCCAGCAGTAGAGCATCCAGTTATTCCCTTTGGTTCAGTTACAGCAGACACTTATGTGGACTGGGCATTAGATACAGCAGTTCAGCAAGCAGCTTTGATGGTATCTGTAGAGATCTGGCAAGCGCGTACCGCTACTCTCAGCGGTTCTAACCTTGTCGATTTCCAGCCAAGCCCTTATCGAATGAGCGCACAGCTTCTCGCTAAGGTGCGAGGATTGATCGCCCACGCGCTAAGCCCTAACTCGATGGTTGGATAATGCCACCAGTTGCGATCACTACTCTCAGAACCACTTTAGCGACTGCCCTAGTCAATAACGCTAAGTGGCAGACTTTCGCTTTTCCACCTGCAACAGTCCTTGCTAATTCTGTAATTGTGTCTCCAGATGATCCTTACTTAACACCTTCTAACAATCAGCACATCACTATCAGCCCTATGGCTAACTTTAAGATTGTGATGACTGTGCCTCTGTTCGACAATGAGGGAAACCTTAACGGCATTGAAGATACTGTGTGCAGCGTGTTCGCACTACTAGCGGCATCTTCTTTGACCTATAATGTAAGCGCAATCAGCGCGCCTAGTGTTCTCAACGCGGCAAGCGGAGACTTGCTCAGCTGTGAGATGTCAGTATCAATCCTAACGAGTTGGAGTTAATTATGTCCGAGTGGGAAACAGAGAACGAAGCCTTCCTGAAGAAGATCGGGCAGGTAACACCAGCAACACCTAAGCCAGCACCTACCAAGAAAGACGAGGAATAATCTCATGGCTGTATTTCTAAACAACAAAGTCGGTGTGAAGATTAACTCCGTTGATCTTTCAGACCATGTCACAGCAGTAACAATCAACCGCGTATTCGATGAGCTAGAAGTAACCGCAATGGGTGACTCATCACACAAGTTCGTTAAGTGTCTAGAGTCATCAACTGTGACAATCGACTTCCTTAATGACACAGCTTCTGCAAATGTATTGGCAACACTACAAGCTGCATGGGGTACAACAATCACAGCAGTATTCCTACAGGAAAAGGGAACAGCAGTCTCAGCGACTAACCCTCTCTATACTGTCTCATTGCTAGTGAACAACACAACAGACATCAATGGTGCTGTTGGTGACATTGGCACACAGTCAATCACATTTACTGCTAACTCAACTGTTGCAGTAACCACAACAGGCACATTCTAAGAAACTAAACAAAGGGGCAAACCATGGCAAAACTGAAGATAGTTCGACAAGATGGAAGTGTATTAGAAGGCGAGATCACCCCAGCGGTGGAGTATTCCTTCGAGCAATACGCTAAAAAGGGTTTCCATAAGGCGTTTCGCGATGAAGAAAAGCAAAGTGATGTCTATTGGTTAGCATGGGAAGTAACACGCAGGTCAGGTGAATCTGTTAAGCCTTTCGGGATGGACTTCATTGAAACGCTAAAAAGCGTGGAAGTGTTGGATTCAGACCCTTTAGCCTAAAGCGAGATCTCCCATTCACCTACTTAATCGCTCGCCTGAGCATTAGGTTAGGGATCTCGCCACAGCAGTTATTAGATTTAGATAAGAACATGCTCGATGCATTAGTGCAAGGGCTCAAGGATGAAGCGAAAGAGGTGAGCGATGCCAACAGAGGTAGTAGGCGCAGTCGCTCTTAAGAAAGCCCTCAACAAGTATGCTCCAGACCTTGCCAAAGAATTGACAAAGGAATTAGGGGGAGTCTTAAAGCCTATTGTCAATGAAGCTCGATCTTATGTGCCACTCGTTACACCGATGAGCGGATGGGGCGAAGTCGCTCAACCGCGTGGCAAGTTTCCCAAATACAATGCTCTGGAGATTCGCAAGGGCATCATTTACAAGACAACACCTTCTAAGCCTAACCGCGCTGGGTTCGTGAACAATGTGCGTATCCAGAATAAGTCTATGATCGGTGCGATCTATGAGACTGCTGGTCGTAAGAATGGTCAAGGGCAAAACTGGGTGGGTGCTAAGGCAGGTGGATCATCTAAGGGTGTGTCTCGTTCAGTTAATCCTTATGCAGGTAATCAGTTCATCTCTAACCTTGGTCAGCTGTATGGACCATCTCGCAAAGGTGATGGGCGCATGATGGGTCGCTTAATCTTTAGAGCATGGGCAAACACTCAGGGTAAAGCCAATGCTTCTGTGTTTAAGGCTATTGAACAGACAACGGCTAAGTTCAATCGTAGAACCGCCATGGTAGATGTTAGGAGAGCAGCATGAGTAATGTAGCAATCAACATTGCCGCGGAGTTCACAGGTAAAAAAGCATTTAAGGAAGCACAGACTTCAACAGACAAACTCACCAAGAATGTCAAGGGTCTGGCTAAAGGTCTGCTCGCTGTTTATAGCGCACAAAAAGTAATGGCATTTGCCAAGTCATCTGTTAAGGCGTTCGCAGAAGATGACAAGGCAGCCAAGGCATTAGGCACTACTCTCAAGAATCTAGGACTTGCTTACGGCTCCAACATCGGCACAGTTAATGGCTTTATCTCTCGCCTTGAAATGCAGACAGGCGTGCTGGATGATGAGTTGCGCCCTGCTATGGATCGCTTATTGCGTGCCACAGGCGATGTTACTAAGTCTCAGGAATTGCTCGCACTTGCTCTGGACATTTCCGCTGGTACTGGCAAATCAGTCACTCAAGTTTCACAGAGCCTTCAGAAGGCATACCTTGGACAGACTCAGGCACTTGGTCGCTTAGGTGTTGGACTATCAAAGGCAGAGCTTACATCCTCTTCATTCGAGGAAATACAGGCACGCCTAGCAACTCTCTTCGCAGGTCAGGCAACAGCGGCAGCTGATACTTACGCAGGTTCACTTGCTAAATTAACTGTTGCTGGAAACAACGCCAAAGAGACTATTGGCAAGGGTCTAGTCGATGCATTAGTCACAGCATCTAACTCTACCTCTACGGATGATCTAATTAAGAAGATCGACAGGGTTGCACAGTCAATTGCTAACTTCACTCGCGAAGCGGGTGAGTTCATCAAGATCACTAAGTCAATCTTTGACTTCAAGCTATTCGCTCCATCTGGCGGATTGTTCGGTGATGGCAAGGGATTCGGCAACATCTCGATGACTGTATCCTCGCAGGATACTCAGCGTGCAGATGCTATTGCTAAGAAGAACGCAACAGCCTTGGCTAAACTTACAGGCGTTCAAGCGACTAACCAAGCAAAGATTCTAAAAGATAAGCGATTAGCAGCAGCAATTGATAAGGCTAACCTTGCACTCAACAAGGGTTCAGAGCTTTTTGACATGGACAAGATCCAGATCGCAGCAGCTCTTACATCTCAGGCTGAGCAGTTAGGCAAAGCAACATCTTCTGCTCAAGTAATGCAGATCGCTAATGACACAGCGCGCCTTAATGTTAAACAGTCAATCCTTGCCCTAGAGGATGCTATTGCTGCAAAGGATGAAGCAGCCATCACAGCTGCAACCAAGAAACTTAATGAGGATCTGAAGATCCTTGGTGCGCTATCTGGGCAGAATGTAAAACTTCAGGACATTAAGTCCATCCTTGACAGCCTTAAGCCAAAGGATCTAATCAATCTGGCTAACTTAGATGCCGCTATTGCCAAGATGATGGAATTGCTACGCCTTCAGGGTACTAAGCCATCAGGCACGACAGGCGGCACATCCACTTCAACAGGCTCTACAGACGGAGCAACAATCTTTCCTTTCCCTAGTGGAGCAACAACCATTGCTGAAACCAATGCGAATGTTGCAGCCCTTGGCGGAGTCGTGACACAGATCCTGCCTAACCTTAAAGAGTTCACACCTGATAGTGGAATGATCTCAGGCATCAGCCCAAATGGTCGAGAGTATAACTTCTCTGTAACTGTCAATACTGGCATCGGAGATCCTAACGCCATTGCAGAAGCCATCGATCAAGTCCTAACAGATGCCGCCCAGCGTGGCACATTGAGAGGCTACACAATCGCATGACATGGCTACCAGAGTGGCGAGTAACAGTAGGGGATGATGTTTATACAACAGTCACCTCTGTTTCCTATGCCTCTGGTCGCTTAGACATTGACAGACAACCCACAGCAGGTTATTGCCGAGTCGAGATTATTAACACAGACAACTCACCTTTTACCATCAATGTTACAGAGCCAATCCTTTTAGAGCTTAAAAACTCATCTGGCACTTATGTCACAGTCTTTGGCGGAGAAGTATCAGACTTCAACATTGGTGTCAGAAGCCCAGAAGAATCGGGCTATGTGACCACAGGCACAATCTTGGGCATTGGCTCACTTGCCAGACTGACTAAGGCTATCTATAACACAGCACTTGCAGAAAGCTTGGATGGCGCACAGATTGCAGCCATTCTAGGTGCAGCCCTTAACCTATCTTGGGCAGAAGTGACTCCAACTGTGACATGGGATACCTACCCAGCAACTACCACATGGAATGAAGCAGAATCTTACATCGGTGAAGTGGATTCAGGCTTCTACACAATGATTGCTTTAGCAGCTAGTGCTTCTGCTAAATCACAGACTTTAACTGACCAGATCGCCAATAGCGCACTTGGAGCGGTTTTCGAGGAAAAGGATGGAGATGTCAGTTATGCAGATGCAGACCACAGATCTAACGACCTTGCAGCGAATGGCTATACTTTGCTCGATGGAGCGTATGCAACACCAACCTCTATCAGCTCAACAACTCAGACTTCTCGCATCCGTAACAGCCTTATCTATCGCTACGCCACAGGATACGGCTCAACCTACAGCACCTCAGATACCGACTCCATAGCCTCTTACGGACTCTTTGAGCGTTCGTTCGACTCTAACATCAAGAACCTTGCAGACATCACTGACATCGCCACTAGAGAGCTTAATTTAAGGCGCAGTCCTAGAGAGCAACTAGGTGTGATTACTTTCCGCCTAGATAATCCAGACATCGGCAATGCGATGCTTGACAGTCTTATCGGAATCTATTTCGGTCAGCCTGTCCTCATTAACAATCTGCCTAGCAACATGCTTGGTGGCACATTCGAGGGCTTTGTTGAGAATGTCGCACTTCGAGCAACACCTACCTTTGTGGACATTACTTTGTATGTCACAGCAACAGATCTATCCCTGAGCACGACTCAGTGGGAAACAGTCATTCCTAGTTCAGTGATCTGGACAGGCGTAAATGGTACACTTATCTGGAACAACGCGACAGGAGCATTAACTTAATGGCAACGACCCCGAACTTTAACTGGAGCACTCCAGACAACACAGGACTGGTTAAGAATGGTGCTCTGGACATTCGCACACTTGGCAACTCTATCGATGCTTCAATGGCAGAGCTAAAGGGTGGCACTACTGGTCAGGTCTTATCTAAAACCAGCAACACAGACATGGACTTCACATGGGTTGCACAGGATGATTCCAATGCTATTCAGAACGCGATTGTCGATGCTAAGGGCGATCTAATTGCAGCTACGGCTAACGACACCCCAGCGCGCCTAGCAGTCGGCTCTAACTTTGCATTTTTACAAGCAGATTCTGCACAATCAACTGGCTTACTTTGGAACAACGCGGCATGGACAACTTACACCCCAACAGTAATTGCAACTGCTGGAACATTTACAACAGTTTCAGCAACTGGAAGATCAACACGAATTGGCAAACTTTGCGTTGCTCAGGTAAATATTGTCATTACGACAAACGGAACCGCAGCAGGTCAAATAATTGTTTCTGCACCATATACATCTGCTAATTCAGGAACTTCGTATGTCGGTACGGGTCGCGAAAATCAAAGTATTGGTTTTCAGGTCACTGCAAGAATTGGTTCTAATAGTAGTGATTTTTATATACAAAAATATGACGCCCAGTATCCAGGCGGTAACAGTTACACAATAAGCGCAACAATTCCTTTTGAGGTGGCATAATGACAAAGTTTATTTCTAATATGCTTAATGATGATGAAGTTTCAGATGAGATTTATTTGATTCGTCTGCGTTACTGGCGCGATGCTGAATTAACACGCACAGACTGGACACAGGTAGCAGATGCACCTGTTGATCAGGCTGCATGGGCTACTTATCGCCAAGCCTTGCGTGATCTTCCAGCAAGCAAGTCAGATCCTAGAGCGATTGAGTTGCCTGTTGCACCATGAAGCCAAGATTAAGTAAAGCTGCGATTCAATTAAGGGAGCAGTTCGATGACTCGTTCCCAGATCGTGACCGCACATCGGATGGTTGGATCGGTGATACCCGACACGCTGCTCGCAAGTCAGATCATAATCCAGATGAACAGGGCTGGGTTCGTGCCATTGATGTGGACAAAGATCTGCACAAAGGCGGAAAGCCAGATGTCATGGGAGATCTTGCTGATCAGCTTCGTGCCTTATCCAAGTCAAAAGCAGACAAGCGTATTAGTTACATCATTTTCGATGGACGAATCTGTTCCAGCATCCTTAACTGGAAGTGGCGCAAATACACAGGGGCTAACAAACACACTAAGCACATGCATGTTAGCTTTAAGAAAGAAGCTGACTTATTGGGCGAGTTTTATCAGATACCTATGTTAGGAGCAAGTAATGAATGAACTAAAGACAGCAGCGGGTTCATGGGCTAGAGCCTTTTTAGTAGCAGCAATTTCAATGTATGCAGCAGGGGTCACAGATCCACAGGCTTTAATCGCGGCAGGAATCGCTTCAATCCTTCCACCTGTATTGCGTTACCTCTCACCTAACGATCCGTCCATGGGCATTAAGAAGTGACACAGTCAGACTTCTTCACTTTTTACATCGCCTCTCTTGGCGTGTTCGGTGGTTTAGCAGGTTATGTCATCACGCACCTGCTCAATGAGATCAAGCGACTCAACACGCGGGTCGATGAGATCTATAACATCCTGCTCGACAGGTAGCATTGTGCTATGGCAAGAAAAAAGGTTATAGACCTAGACACTTATAGTGCGCTAGATGTCTGGGCTATTAGTCTCCAAGAGATGTATAGAGCCTTACGAAGAGCAGGGTTCGAGGTTGATTTAGCCTTGGCAATCATTGTTGAACCTATGGCTTACCCTCGTTGGATCTTGCCAGAGCCAGTTGACCCTGAGAAGTTTGGCGATTACGAGGATGATGAGGATGACGATTAAGCGCATCGTAGTCGTTTCAGATCTACAAGTGCCTTACCATGACAGGGTTGCAACTCGTAACCTTGCCAGTTTTATTAAGAAGTTTAAGCCAGATCAGGTTGTCACCATTGGTGATGAGATTGACCTTCCCCAGATAAGCAAGTGGGAAGAAGGGCGCATGGGCAGTTATGCCCAGACCCTAGATGATGACCGCAATGAGGCAGTTCAGCTGCTCTGGGATTTAGGCGTTACAGATTGCATCCGCAGCAATCACACAGATCGCCTGTATAACATCATTATGGCTAAAGTTCCTGCCTTTGGTGCATTGCCAGAGCTGCGCTTTGAGAAGTTCATGAAGTTCGATGAGCTAGGCATAACCTTTCATAAGAACCCAATGCCTATTGCACCTAACTGGATTGCAGTACATGGAGACCACACACCCATTAAGCCACAGGGGGGCTTATCAGCCCTAGAAGCGGCTCGTAGGCATGGAAAGAATGTCATCTCAGGACATACTCACAGAGCAGGGCGTTCAGCCTTCTCAGAGGCTTCTGGAGGGCGTATAGGGCGTGTCCTGCATGGTGTCGAGGTAGGCAATCTCATGGACTTCAAGCAAGCTGCTTATACCAAGGGTGTGGCTAACTGGCAGCAAGCCTTTGCCATTATCTATGTGAACAAGTCTAAAGTGCAGGTTGATCTCATCAACATCGAGAAGGACGGCACATTCATTGTGGCTGGTAAGTCCTACGGACGAGCGAGATAATCGTTATCATTTCGTTATCAGAATGTGCTTGATTCGTCTGGGCTTTATGTAACAATAACTCTGTAAGCAACCAAGGGCGTTGCTACAGATAGGTACTGAAATGGCAAATACAGACAAGCTGCTTCTTATCTGCATGTTAGGAATGATCATAGGATTCATCATGGTCACCATAGATGTTCAGAAGCGCAGTTACGAAAAGGGCGTACGCGATGGCTATCATCGAGGTCGTAGCTACAAGGGGCAGGAATGAAAGCCAATGAGATCCTCTTATCGGCAACAGACACAATCCGTGAGCGTGGGCTTTCATACGGTCACCCTTCGGATAATTTGCAACACACAGCAATGCTGCTCTCGGCATACCTACAAACACCAATACATGACTATCAGGTCGCAGGGATCATGGTCTTGGTTAAACTTGCAAGGACTAATCAATCAGCCCAGCACATCGACAACTGGGTCGATCTCTGCTCTTATGGCGCACTCGCAGGACAACTAGCAACCGAGGAGAATGAGCTTTATGTTTAATTTAGCCGATTACGAGACAGTAGAGGTGAGACTTGAAAGGTTTATTAAGGACTATCCAGACTTTCGTATTGCAACAGAGCTGGAAGTTGTCGAGAAAGATCGATACATTGTTAAGGCTTATCTTTATAAAGCTATTGGCGCAACAGTTGCGTGGGCAACAGGATACGCTGAAGAAAAGATTAGTGATCGAGGCGTTAATGCTACTTCAGCATTGGAGAATTGTGAGACTTCGGCAATCGGCAGAGCGCTTGCAAATGCAGGTTATGCTGCTAAAGGAAAGAGACCAAGCCGAGAAGAGATGACCAAGGTAGTAGCCAAAAAGCCTCAGGTGTGTTGCTTGAATGGGACAGCCTGAATCAATTTGAAGGCCTGCCACACATCCTAAACGCGCTGCAAAACGCATCCCACCAACCAGCCGCCGTAACGTACAAACGCAACGGCAAGT